ATGTCGTCGGCGCTGTAGACGCCGATCTCGCGCATGGCCTTGTAGTAGGCCGCGCGGGCGGCGGTGTCGCCGCGCAGCAGCGCGTTGAGGTTCATCTTGGTGTAGAACCCCTGGCGGTTCTCCGGCCCGAACAGCTTGAATTCCGCCTCGTCCTCGAAGCGCTTCACCCAGGGCGTGATGGAGTCGACCACGACCTCGATCGACTGGTGCTCGATGTTGCTGAAGGTGGCGCGCAGGAGGTGAGCGATCTTGTGCGGCGGCACGCCGAACCAGCGGCAGACCTCCTCGGTCAGATACATGTTCGTTTCGATGAACTGCCCCTTCTCGGGGTCCACCGTGCTGGGGGCGAATTCCATGTCGTTGTCGATGACGGCGAACTTGCCGCGCCGCGTCGGGCCTTGGAACATGCGCGCCAGCTCGGCCTTGAGCGCCCGAAGACCTTCCGGCTTGAGCGACTTCTTCACCTTCACCACGCCGCCGAGATGCATGCCGTTGCCGAAGAAGCCGGCGCCGAACAGCTGCACGGCGCGGGCCCAGCCGATCGACTGGGCGGCATACTCGATGACGCTGATGCCGACTGGGCCGTCGCCGAAGCCGCGGATATGGAACATGTCGGCCGCAGGGATGATCGTCTTGCCGGCGGTGCCGTTGTCCACCTCGAAGACGAGCGCCCCGGCGGCGTCGCGGCGCGGCTGCACGCGGCTGGGGTGGATGGGCCACAGCGCAATCGGGCGACCGGCGTTGTCCCGCTCGATCTCCGCATAGCCGTTTCCATGGCGCAGCGCCCAGTGGAGCAGCGTTTCGCGGAACTGGAAGCTGGACCATTCGAGGCAGGGGCGCTTCCACAGCAGCCAGTCGACCGGATGCGTGCGGGCCACCGCGCCGCCGCCGTTCAGGTCGCGCATGACGTGCCATGGCAGCACGGCGACGGTCTGCGAGAGGTAGCGCATGCAGGCCCACACGGCCGGCACTGTAAGCGCGGTGTCGGCGTCGATGCGGACACCTGCCAGGGTGCGAGGACTGGCGGCGATGGCCCGGCGATCCGGATCACCTGGTTCGCGGGCGATACGGCGGGAGAACAGGCGGCTGAACCAGCTCACGCGAACACGTCCTCCTCTTCGTCGTCGTCCTGCGGGTCGATTGCGTGCTCGCGCGCCTGGTGCGCATCCGAGTGCGCTTCTTGGTCGGCCCCGAGCTGGTCGTAGACGCTGGCCCCGCCCATCGCCTCCGGGTTGCGCCGCATGATCGCGGCGGCCACGAAGGTGGCGATCAGGGGGTCGATCTTGCCCGCGCCGGCCAGCTGCTTGGTGATGCTGATCGCATTGCCGCGCGGCTCGACCTTGGCGTTCGACACGCTGTAGGCCATCACCGATTGGCCGGCATGGCACATGGTGCGCTCCGACAGCATCACCTCGACATCCTTGATGGCGCCGCTCAGCGTCCAGCCCTGGCTGACGCCGATCGTGAGCGCGCCTTCCTCCTTGCCGACCGGCAGGCCCAAGGCCGCCATGGAGTTGAGCGCCCCGGTGGGGCCGTGCATGTCGACGCCCACATTGCAGAGCAGGCCGGTTTCCCAGACCTCGAGCACAAGGGCAGCGGCCTCGTCGTTCGCCTCCGTGATGCTCTCCACGATCGCCATGTCTCCCGCTCGCTCGAAGTCGCGGAACCGGCTTTCCTCGCTCTTGCGGCGCTCGATGGCCTTCGTGGTCACCCAGGCGCGGGCCCAGTGAAGCCAGCGCCGCGTGCCGACCTCCCGCCCGATGACGGCCAGGCCGAGCATGTCGTCCTCCCCGCCACCGTCGATGCCGATCGCCACCACTTCACAACGATCGACGATCGCATCCAGGGTCAGACCTGGCTCGGCGGCGGCCTCCCAATGGTCGGCGCCGCGCCAGCGGTCGGACTTCAGGCCGAGGCCGACCTCGATGTTCAGGTGCTGGGAGGCCCAGACCTGCATGTCGGTGGCCGAGGTGTCCTTCGCCTTCTGCCAGGCCTGCAGCAGGGAGGGCAGTTGCAGGGAGCGGCCCAGGTTGGGCATGACCATCGGCCAGTAGTCGGCCCGCTGCCACTCCGCGGGGGAGCGGGCGATCGCGTCGGGGAACTCGTAGAGCACCGGCAGGGTGCGGCCCTGGATCCGGCCATCGCGAATGCCGCGGGCGTAGTTCAGCTCTTCGCGGAAGGCGCCGGCGGGCGGCTCGTCGGACTGCGTGGTGATGATGATGAGGAAGGCTTCCGGCGACTTCTCCATGCCGCCGCGGATCTGCGCGAGGACCTTGGCGGTGGCGGGGTGCTTGCCGAGCAGGTGCAGCTCGTCGATCAGCACGCCGACCGGGCGCGGCCCGGTGAGGATGGTGAGGTCGAAGGTCTTCACCTTCAGCTTCGACTTGCGGACGCGGTCCACGATCTCCTTGACGTGGTCGCGGATGTGAAAGCGCTTCTTCAGTGCCGGATCGGCTTCGATCATGCCCACGGCCTGGGCGAAGGCGAGATCGCTGATGGCCTGGGTGGGGCCGACGAAGAGGTATTCCGCACGGGGGCGCGGGATCATCAGCATGGCCACCAGCATGAGGCCGGCGGCGTTGGTCGTCTTCGAGTTGCCCTTGCCCACCAGGACGAAGAACTCGCGGATCCAGCGCTCTCGCGTTTGGGGGTCGACTGAGCCGAAGACCGCGGCGACGATGTCGCGGAACCAGTCGCCGGCGGCGTCGCGCATCATCGGAAGGCCTGGCACGTCGGGCAGGCGCAGCGCGTTGAAGATGCGCACCGCCATGTCGGCTTCCTCGCGGAAGAGCCGCAGCTCGGGCATGAGCGGTCGGCCATCGCGCAGGCGCGCTTCCCAGTCGCGGCAGGACAGATCCCACATCAGTTGAGGCTTTGGCCTTCCCGCTCGGCGAGGAGCGCGCCGATATCGGTTGTGGGGTCGGGCTCGGCGGCGGCGCGGTCGGCGATCTCCTTCTTGCCGAGAGCGGCGGGCCGGACAGGGCGGGCCGGTAGAGGTGTGCGGGCTAGGTCGGCCCGTTCGGTCTGGCGGAGGAATTCCTTCATCGCTCCGACGTCTCCTCCGAGCGCCTTCTCGACGAGCTTCACCATGACCGCGGCGCGGAGCTGGGCGAGGCCGCCCCGGAGCTCCCGCAAATAATACCGGCGCAGGGTGGGCTCAGAGATGCCCATGGCGTGGGCGATTTCAGTGTGGGTCTTGTTGACGGCGGCTAGCGCCTTGACTCGTAGACGTTTTTCTTCCGTCGCCTCATGGGACGGACGGCCACGGCGCTCGGGCCGAGGGGGGATCGGATCGCCCCAGAGGTCCAACTCCTCATGCATCAGAAAAAAACCTGCGAATGAGCCCCATGCGGTCCAAGCCCCCGGGGCGGTAGACTTTGCCCCCTCCCCCCTCGGCAGGGTCAGGTGGGTCGACGCATGCGCTCCGCGCGGGCCGCGGCGGTCTTGCGGGTGTGGCAGGCGCCGCAGCGGGCGAGGCCGTTGGCGGGGTCGGTCGGGCTGCCGCCGTCTCTGAGCTCGACGATGTGGTCTGCGAACAGGCGGACGCCAGCCCGGTGCGGGGTCCGGCAGGCAGTGTCCTGACAGCGCCCGCCGGACCGCTCGACCACGATCCGGCGCCACCGCTGATGCTCGGGCGAGTGGTAGTAGGGATCGGCAACCTTCGGCGCCGGCGCCGCCACCCGCATGTCCAGCGTCGCCAAGCGCGGCAGTAGGCTGGCCAGGCGCGAGACCTGGCGCGTCACTGCTTGACCTCCTCCACCTGATGCCGCTGCACCGTCACCCGCACCTGCCCGCCCATCATCTCGGCCAGCAGGCGCACCTTGTCGCCATCCGACCACTGGACGATGCCCACGAGATCGATGACGTCGCCGCTTGTCACCCGCACCAGCTTCCCGGCCTCGATCGGCTCCATCGCGTGCGCGCCCGGCGGATACACCGCCTTGCCGCCCGGGCCGTAGAGCGCGATCAGCTCGACCACCAGGTCCGACGCCAGCGGCGTGTCGGAGTGCAGCTCCCGCACGCCAGGCGTGCCGTTGATCGCGCCCCAGCGCCCGGCCTGGTGATCGAACTGGACGAACAGCCAGCCGGGGAAGAGCGGCCGCAGCACCTGCCCCACGCCCGTCTGGTGCAGCGGCAGGAAGGTAGCGAAGCCCTTGGTGGTCAGGTGCACCACCGCCAGCAGTTCGGCCCGCGGCGCCGTCTGGAGGCAGAACCAACGCAGGCCGGGCTTGCCCGAAGCGATGGCAGGCGGCGGAGGCGCCGGCTTCCGCCCCGCCCCGCGGCGAGCACCGCCGCTGTTGGCGCGAGGGCCGCCACTGTTGGCCCGAGGCCCGCCATGTCCGAACTTGCTGCTGATTTCCGGGCCTTCGGCGCCACGGCTACCGCACTCCGGGTGCCCAGCACCGGGAGCGCGTGCCGTCACCGTTACGACGTCACCGCGAACGCTGTCAAGCGATTCGCGCCCCTCTCCGTCGCTTTCCCGCCCGGTGTACCGGTGTTCCGCAGCGTGTACCACCAAACCCATTGATTTCCCTCCATGGTACACCGGAACACCGGTACACCGGACTTCCCTTCACACGCGCGCGCACGCACACACACATAAGGCGGGGCTGGTGTTCCGGTGTTCCGGTGTACCGCGAGCCGATTTCAACGGCTTAGGCGGTACACCACCCGGTACACGCGGTACACCGCGCCCCTATCCGTCCTGCGTCAACCGGTCCAGCGTCTCCCGGCTCACCCAGCACGCCCGCATTTTCGCCCCGCCGATCCGCACCGGTGGGGCATCCCGACCGCCACGCGCCTCTGGCAGCTGGGCGATCGCCGCCGCCCAGCGCTGCCCCGCCCATGGCGTCCCGTCGAAGGCCCGCAGCAGCCGCGAATGGCTCCCCGCCGCCACGTACAGCCCAGGCGGGGGCGCGGGGGCCTCGTCCGACGGCTGCAGCGGCATCGTCGCCCAGCGCACCCCGTGCGCCTGCATCAGCCGGTCCAGCTTGTCTTGTTCCGCCTTGGTCGCCTCACGGTCGGGCCAGGTCGCGTCCATCTCCGCCAGCTGCCGCCCGAGATGGCGATACCGCCCCAGCGCCTGGCCGAGCAGCAGCTTGTCCCCCGCCATGTCGAGCGGCATCGACAGCAGCCGCTGCAGCGCTTGGTTGCCACCGCTGTCCAGCTCCCGGTCGGCATCCTTCACCACCAGCCACGCCACCGGCCGCAACGCCTCGGCGTAGTTCTCCGGCGCGTCCTCCCTCGGGTCGTGATACGGCTCCTGCGTCATCGCCCAGTGGCAGGCCGCGATGATGCCGAGCTGGTCCGCCGCGCGCCGCGTCGCCCCGCCGGCCACCAGCCGCTCCTTGAACAGCCGGAACAGCCCCACGATCCGCCCCGCCGAGGCCACCGCCCGGCCCCACAGCCCCATCGCATGCGTCGCCAGGAACGCCTGGCACTCCGCCTCCACGGGCGTGCTGTCCGGCGGCAGCGGCCGCAACTGCAGCATGGTGAACCGGCTGGCATCCTGCGCCGGCAGCGCGGGCGGCAGCGTCGCCCCCATCAGCGCCGCCGCCGCCACGCTGAAGCTGCGCGCCTGTTGCTCCGGCGAGCCGCGCACCCCCGCCACCCCCTGGCCCGACGACGACTTGCGCAGCAGCTCGATCACCTGCTTCAGCATCGCGTCGCCGCGATCATCGCCCTCGGCCTCGTCCAGCACCACCAGCGCCGAGGTCTCGCTCAGCGCCTGGCGCACGCCCGCCGCCGTGAAGTCGTTGCGGTAGTAGGTGAGCGGGCACAACCCGGCGATGAACGTCAGCAGGGCCGACTTGCCGCAGCCGAACTCTCCCACCACGAAGCCATGCGCGCGCCAGCTCGCCAGCGCCCCGAGCATCCCGTTCACCACCAGCCCCAGCAGCACGGCCGGCGCGTCCGCATGCGCCCAGTTCCAGCGCGCCAACAGCGCCTCGAGCTGCCGCCCCACCTCCGCGCCGCACGGGGGCGCGGGGGCGGGCCTGGGCGCCATCGCCGGCCACAACGCGCCAGCCCGGCTGAACCCCGCCCGCAGCTCCTCGCCGCACCACAGCACCGACTTGCCCAGGTGCAGCGCCGCACCCGGCCGCCCTTCCGCATCCGCCACAGGCCCCAGCCCATAGCGCCGCCGCGGCTCGTTCGGATCGAAGGCCGGGATCTCGCCGCAGCGCCGCATCACCGCCGCCGCCACCCCGCGCACGTTGAACCCGCCCGTCGGCACCCCGTCGCGATCGAACGCGGGCCAGTGCGCCGCCAGCCAGTCCTGCCGCCCGCCGCACAGCCCCAGCACGTCCTGCCATTGCCCCAACGCGCGCGCCGACAGGCTCACGATCTCGCCCGCCGCGTCAAAGAACCAATAGCTCTGGCCAGCCTTGCCCAGGCACACGAACGGCGCGCCCTGCCATGGATCGTCGGGCTCGCCGCGCGGCACCGGCGGCTCCGCCGGCGGTGGCCCACCCTTCGGCATCGGCGCGCCCTTGTCCCAGGCGTCGAGGATCACATCCGTCATGCCCGCGGCCTCGCATCCCGCGCGGTCCGGCGGCTGGCCCAGTAGACCTCCCGCCGCACCTCGGCCACCACCTCGGCATCGCGCAGCGGCCCGCCCGCGGCCTCGTTCGTCGCCCGCGCGGCGGCCAGCAACACGGCCGACACCGCCCGCTCGGCCAGCATCGGCCCCAGCGCGCGGCGAATGCCGAATCGCGTGCGCGACCGCGCCATCTCCCATTCCCGAACCGAATCGCGCAGCGCCCAGGCAAGCCGAATCTCGCGCCCCATGCGCGCCGGCGCCTCGAGTTCCGCCAACCCCGGCCCGGCCCGCGCCTTCAACGCGCCCTCGGCCTCATCGAGACCGAGCAACCCCTGCGCCACCAGCCGCCCGAACACCGCCACCAGGTGGCGCCACTGGCCTCCCTTGCCACCGTCGGCGCACGGCTGCGCCACATCCATGTCCCGTGCCACCGACGCCGCCGCGGCATCCACCGCCGCGCGCTCGGCCCGCACCGGATCGCCGACGCGCCTCACGCCACCCCCAGCCGCATGCGCAGCGATTCCGCCACCAGCGCCACGAACACCGCCGGCTGCCCGCTATCGCGCGCGAGCGCCACCAGGTGATCAGACAGAACGTCCCACCGCGCCTCACGCGACAGCCCGGAGAGGCTGGCCGCCACCTCGGCCCGCGCCACCACCAGCGCCGCCGTCCCCGCGCCCGCCACCATCAGAACAGCACCCCCGGCACGAAGCACAGCACCCGCCCGCCGGCCCAGAACGCCACCGGCGCGCCGACCGGGTTGGCGACGCGCAGCACCGCCGCCTCCTCCACCGGCACCCACCCCACCGGCGCCCCGGCCAGCGAGCCCGGACGGAACCGCACCTGCCACACGCCGCCGACGATGCGCGCCTCCACCGGCCGCCCGTCCGACATGTCGCAGCAGCTCACCCCGCCCCGCCGCAGCGAGTGGATCCAGTCCGCATGCGGCGACAGCACCCGGTGATCCTCCGACCCCGGCGCCGGCGGCGCGCCCAGGGCGGGCAGCACCCACAGCCCCAGCGCCATGCACGGCGCCACCAGCCAGCGGGCGAACCGGCCGTTGCGCACCACGGCCTCGCCCGAATCGCGCGCCGCCTGCGCCGCCGCATCCGCCGCCTCGGGGCGCGGCCGCACCGGGCCCGCCGCCCCGCGCACGGGAAGCTGGGTGAACCCGGTGCTGCAGCGCACCTGCGCCGCGATGATGTGCCGCCGGTCGGCCGCCACCCGCTCCAGCCCGCGCATCCCGCTCATTCCGCACCGACCCGGGCGAAGCTGCCGAGCGTGTGCCGCCCCCAGTTCGCCCGCTTGGCGTTCGTCACCTCGGGCGCCCGCAGCTCGCGCACCTTGATCCAGCACAGCGCGTGGTGTTCGTCGCAATAGACCCGCCCCACCGTCTCCACCGCCGCCTCGCAGTAGCGGAAGCCCGGCGCCCGCGGCTCGCCGATCGGGTAGCAACACCCCCGCCCGTCGTTGCGCGGCGGCTGGGCCGCCACCGGCGCAGGCGGCACCGGAACGGTCGGCGCCTCGGCCTCCGGCAAGGGCGAGCGCAGCGGCAGCGCCTCCACCGGCCGCGCCATCGACGGCAGCGTCACCAGCGCCCCGGGCGCCTTCGCCACCCGCTTCGGCACCGGCTTGCGCACCACCGGCGACCCGTCCGGGTTCTTCAGCGTGCGGATCGGCGACGGCCGCGCCGGCAGCCTCAGCCGATGCGCCTTGCCCACCACCGCGTTCTTGCCGCAGCCGATCATCTGGCCGATCAGCCCGGTCGACAGCACCGGATCGGCCTGCGCCCACAGCGCGCGCAGCCGCGCCTCCGCCTCTTCCGTCCAGTCGAATCCCTTGCCCGCCCGCGCCCCGCTCATGCCGCCACCCCGGTGTCGGCCGCCGTGCGGTCCTCGTCCTGCACCACCGGCAACAGGCCCATCAGCTTGCGCCGGTTGTTGACGGCCGCGATGTTCGCGCCGTTGTAGGCGATGCCGAAATGTGCAGCCCACATCTTGATCTCCCGGAAACTGCAGTAGTGCCGCCCATGGCTCGGCGCCGGCAGCCGGGGCGGCAGGCGCTTGGCCACCTCCTGCACGGGCGCAACGGGCGGCGGCGGCGGAGCAGGGGCACGCTCCGCCGTCGCCTCGCCCGCCCCCTGT